GTCTGTCCAGTATTTTCTGTACTTTAACCATACTCTAAGATGCTGTATAGCACTTATATCGTTACGTGTTATTGCTTCCTTATCAGAAGATATAGGAAATGAAAAGACGCAATTCTTATTGTTATATACGTCTACCTCATACGGCATACCTTTTGACCGCATCCACTCTGCTAACGGATCAGTCATGTCAGTACGCACTCTACGTATATAATGGTGAGCATATCTAGGATGTATACCGCTACCGCTGTTAACAAGTTGCGATACAGTACCAGATGGTTTAACAGTAGTGATAGCTGTAGAAGCAGGAATACCTAATTCTTTTGAAATTTTCTTATTAATCTCTCTGGTATAGTCGCGCAGTTTAGATAGAAATGCAGGGTTAGGATTATACGTAATGAAGTTATCAAAGATACCTGTTAACGATACGCCAAGCAGACGTTCTTCTTCTGTGTTAACTTGCCAACCTTTTGATATATACTTAAAGTCAGTTAAGGCAGCTTGATACGTACCGATTATGGTAGCTATACGCACCTTGTTACGTATTGTAGCTTGTGTGTCTTTTGGACGTACTACTACTTCACTAAGATTACAAAACTGTTTAGACCGTAAAGATATTTCACCACAAGGGTTAGTACCGAATCTAAATGAATCATCACGGCCAATCTCTTTAGCTTTACTCATAGCAGCAGTACGATTAAAGATACCACGTTCACCACTTTTAGACTCATATATAGATGTCCACTCTCGCAAGAACGTACCCATGTCAGGCTTGGTAGAAAATGCTATAGAGTTATTAGCGTAACTACGGTTAACGTTCTCGTTAAACCAGCTACCCATCTTAGCGTGTCGCATACGATCATCACTCAAGTTAGATAAACTAATCATTGCGCTACGTCTTACTCCACCTACAACTACAGCCGCTGCTACAGCGCACATTATATCATGGCACTCAAGGCTAGACAGTTTACGTCCCATAGCTTTATAGAAAGTAGAAGTAGTAAATCTAAATAGATTATCTAGTGGCTCTGGCCCACTAGCTCTACCACCAAATGTTTTAAGCCTACTGCCAAATGGCCTGATACGTGATAAATCCCACGTAGGATGCTCACCTGCATACAGGCGTGATATCAACTGACGTAACCCTTTAGCCCAACCTTCTTTACTATCTGCGACTACGATGGTTTCATCAGTTCTTGTAATTTCTTCTGGCACTTCTGGTAGATTATCAACAAACTCACGTTCTACACTGTAGCCTACGCCAGTGCCGCACATAAGTACCATTAATGCTTCATCAAATGCTTTAGGATCATTTACAGCAAGATAGCTACAGTTGTACGCTGCTATGTTATTTCTATCTAATGCTGGACCTGCCGCCATCATGGTACGCATAGACGGCATCACTTCCTTTTGTTCGATAGCTTTCTTCACATCCTTATGTTTGGACAAGGATGGAAACTTATCTGTCATATATGTCCACCAACGATCAACAGTATCTTGGTACGTTTCGCGTCTATTCTCGTCTTCAAGATAACGAGCGTAACGACTTATGTGAATAAAGTCTTCGTAATTACTCATTTATTACCTCGACAGTATTCTCTTTATCAAAGTTAAACATAGGTTGTGTAATGTCTTTATCTACAATACTAAGCAGTTTAGCTAGATACCATTTAGCTTTGTGTAAGTCTTGTACTTTATGATCTTTGTAGTTACATCTCCAAAGATATTTAAAAACATTACCACGTAGATACTCTTCAAAACCTTCTTGCGACATACTAGCCTGTATAGCATCTATACACTCAATGCCATGTTCATTGAGTTTGTAGTGTTTAGGATGGTTGACATTATCCTGCATCGTTATCTTTTTCCTCTAAGAAAGGTTTACTGTTTAATACTTTTTTATATTCGTTAAAGTCTACAACTTCCGCTTGAATAACCTTTTTAACATTTTCATCAGATTCGTCAAGCACCTTTTTCATACCTTTTTCAAATACTGTTTCAAGGTCTTCATCAAGAATTTGTAGTAGACCGTAAGCTATTACTTTACATATGGGAAACTCTGTATCATCTTCTTTAAAATTAAAAACAGATACATTGAAGTTTTCTTCATCTTTAGGGTCTTTTTCGATAAGAATTATAATACCGTTAGGATCAACAAACTCACGTTTCTTATCCTTATCCTTATCAAATATGAGACTAATATTTTTTATAGACTCAAGTAATTTATCTTCTAAATTTTCATCCATTCTTCAGGCAACCTATTAACAGCATATTTAAAATCATGTTTATTGCACCAATCACCATACGTTGTTTTACTACGTTTGTCAAGGCGTATCTTATCGTTCATAAAGATAAAACGTATATCAAGGTCAGGGTGTTGTTCTTTAATCAACAGATGTTTTGCTCTATCAGATGAAACAAAACGCCCTTTAGTCTCAACATAAAAGTCAAAGTCTTTAACGTAGAAGTCAGGAGTATAAAGCCTAGTCTTAGGAACGTAACGTATCTTATCAGCTTCGTATGATGATCTTATTTTACGCTCACGTAAATCTCTAGCAAACCTTGCTTCAAAAGCTGATCTAAATCTAGACGGCATTACGTCTTTTTAAGTCTTTTACGCAAAGAATTGCTTTTACAATTCCTTTATCTTTATACATTAGGTTAGCATACTCTATTAAATTTTTTAGATTACCGTTAACGTATTCAGTGCATTTTTCTACATTATCAAACACTAAAGGTTTATCATGTTGGGACAACATCACTACAGAATCATCTCCAACATGCAACGGATCAAACATAAACATAACAATAAGTATTATAAATTTCATGTTACAATTCCTCATTTTCAGTAATACGCCCTGTTGTCAGGTCATAGAACAGTTTAGAACATTGTCCAGTAAGACCGCTAAACCTGTTTTTAATTACGCGAACATACGTAGTATGTCGTTCTACAATACAGTCTGCTTGTCCGTTACGTTCTAGTCCTATAACAATATCACTTAGCTGCCCTATAGAATGTGAGCCTCTAAGATCACTTAAACTAACATTAACAGAGTTAGTTTCATGCGACCCATTAGACGGTCTTCGTAAATGTGATACCATGATAAGGCATATGCCTAACTCCTGTACAAGAGTGCGGAGTTTGGTTACGCATGAGTCGATAGTTTTACGTTCATCTAACGCATTTTCCTGTGCGCTAACCAGTATACTGATATGGTCTAGTACTATGTACCTGCAATTTAGCGCACGTACAAGATAGCGAATACGAGCTATTATGTTCTCTATTGTGTTAGAACCAAAATGGTCAAAGAAGTAGAAACGTTCTGATCCTAGTACTTCGTTAAATGCATTTTCATAGGCTTGATCTTCATACACTACGTCAGGCAGATGTAACGGCTTATTCATATGTAGGCTCATAAGGCTCTCTGCTGTAGTCCTTACGCTCTCTTCCATGAACATAAGCCCTATGTTTTCATCACTGTTACGGTAGATATGGTATATTATTTCACGTAGGAAACTACTCTTTCCAATGCCTGTACCTGCACAGATAGTTACTAACTCACCTTTACGTATTCCATAGGTCATACCGTTTAAGCCTTCAAATGGATAGTTAACGATAGACTTTTCTGGACCTTTCTGTAGCACATCCCATAGCTCTGACCCTGCTACGATACCATCTGGTGTGTGGCTCTCTGCGTTCCACCAATCAGCTTCAAACTCTGTTCTTTTGTCTTCCATAAGATATGCTGATGCATCCTTGTATCGCATCTTCATTATCTTAGCTTTAGGTGACAGTATTTCAGCTACCTTTTTAGCGTTGTCTCTTCCTGCTTTATCATCATCAAAACATATAACAATATTATCAAAGCTCATAAGATATTCGTAGTTATCGCTTACGTCTTTACTGGCTCCAGCAGCCCCTGTTTTAACTGATACGCAAGGCCATTTACTATCAAACATTTGATGGGCAGACATAGCATCTAACTCACCTTCACATAAGGTAATGTACTTACCACCTTTCTTATATATTTGTTGACCAAATAAACCAGCCTCACTAATACGTCC